AGGTTGATCAACTCACCCAAACATTTAGATTCGTGGGTCGATATCGTTGGTTACGCAGCCCTTGCGGGAGAAGATGACGAGTGGAACGAGGACGATGGCGAAGGATAGAAAAGACAATAGCACTATAAGTTTTGAGGAACGGATGGCGATGGACGTTCTTGATGTGGATTGGAACATCCCTCCAGAGTTCCCAGACCTCAGACATTGTAGTCAGATAGCTGTAGACTTAGAAACAAGAGATCCAAGTATACGGGATTTAGGACCGGGATGGGCGAGAAAAGAGGGGGAGATCATAGGAATCGCTGTCGCTACGGGCGATTATCAAGGCTATTTCCCCATAAGACATGCGAATGGTCACAACTTAGACGCTGATATGACGCTAAATTGGCTCAAAGATCAGATGAATACCCCACAAATCGACAAGATTATGCACAACGCAACGTATGATGCGGGATGGTTGAGAGCCGAGGGCATCGAGGTTAAGGGTAAGATTATTGATACAATGGTTGCTGCTCCGTTGGTAGACGAGAACAGATTTAGTTACAGCCTAAACAATCTTGGTCGAGACTATATAGATATGCGTAAAGACGAGAAGATGTTGAGAGCCGCGGCAAAAGATTTTGGCATAGACCCCAAGAGCGAGATGTGGCGATTACCTCCGAAGTTTGTAGGACCTTATGCTGAGCAAGATGCTCTTATGACTCTCAAGCTATGGGAGAGACTATCTATAGAGATTAGTCGAGAAGAACTGAAGGATGTCTTTGAGCTAGAGTCTAAACTCATACCGATTATGCTTGATATGAGAGAGCGTGGGGTGCGGGTAGACTTAGACAAGGCAGAACAAGCCAAGAAGACCCTCAAAGCTCGCGTTTCCGAGCTAAAGAAGTTCATCAAACAGAAAACATCAGTAGACATAGAGCCGTGGGCAAACGCCTCTGTAGAGAGCGTTTTTAAGGCACTGAACCTAACCTATCCAAAGACAGAATTAGGGGCACCTTCGTTTACCAAACAATTTTTGCCGGCACACCCTCATGAGGTTGCCCAGGCTATTGTAAAACTACGCGAGGCTGACAAAGCCGACAGCACATTTATTGATAGTATTCTTAGACATGAACACAAAGGTCGTATACATTGTGAGTTTCACCAGTTGAGATCCGATGATGGGGGGACTGTCACGGGTAGGTTTTCGTCGTCGAATCCAAATTTACAGCAGATACCTGCCCGTGATCCCGAAATCAAAAAACTCATCCGTGGACTATTTATACCCGAAGAGGGGCAGAAGTGGGGTAGCTTTGACTACTCTTCACAAGAGCCAAGGTTACTGGTGCATTATTGTTCGGTGCTACGTCGAGGAGATAGGCATCCTATGATTGATGAAGTGATTGACGAGTACCACAAGGGGGACGCTGACTTTCATCAGATGGTGGCAGACATGGCGGGTATCTCACGAAAAGAAGCAAAGACCGTGAACTTAGGGATTATGTATGGCATGGGCGTAGGTAAGTTAGCTGCTCAACTGGTGCTGTCTAACGATGAAGCAAAAGCGTTGATGGCAAAGTACCATCAGCGTGTGCCGTTTGTGAAGACACTAGCCGAGCGTGTAATGCAGAGAGCTGCAAAGAACGGAAAGATTCGGACGATATCAGGACGTTTGTGCCGATTTGACATGTGGGAGCCTAAGACTTTTGGCTATAACAAGCCTATGAAACATGATGATGCAGAAAGAGAGTACGGGCCTTTGATTCGTCGAGCGTTTACCTACAAGGCATTGAATAGATTAATCCAAGGTTCGGCAGCCGATCAAACAAAGAAGGCGATGGTAGATTGTTATGAAGAAGGTCTTGTGCCATTGATTACGGTGCATGACGAACTTTGTTTTTCTGTAGAGAGCGACGTGCAAGCACAGAAGATTAAGAATATTATGGAGACGGGATTGGAGTTAGCCGTGCCTAGTAAAGTTGACCAAGATATCCAAGCTAACTGGGGGGACGTTGACTAAGTGCTTGAGCGAGTGCTTGTGTAGCGGGATCTGGATTTACAATTGGATTCGTAGGATCAATATTAGCTGCGGGAATATTTCCGATTGTGGGATTCACATTTGGAACAGTTGTAGGAGTGGGTAATATATTAGCTGTAGCTTGTCTAATTGATCGTTGATTTTCTGGAGAAGTTTTTAACGGACCTTCTGGAGAGGTAAATGCTTGTAAGTTTGTTTTTTGAATAGCCGTTTGTATATCTCTTGCTACGGTGCTCGCCAAGTCTGCTCCTGGTTCTCTTGAGGCTGTCACATATTTAAGAACGCTAGGCTTTCTAAGCAAACTAGACATGCTTGTGTAAAATAGTAAAGCACTACCTGTTGTTATAGGAGCTGCCATAAAACTAAATGCGGTAAGACCCAAAGCGATTGTAGCAGGAGCCAATCCACCTTTTCCTGCCATAGGCTGTTGAGAGGCTCTCTTCATTATGTCTGCTAGTTTAAACAAATTATCTGACTGTTCTTTACCAAACATAGCTGTGATAGTTTCTTCCCCGTAATCTTTTGCTAAAACTTTTTGTAATTGTGTTCCTAGTCTGCCAGACATAAAATCATCAGCAAAAGTTTGTTTGTTTACATCTCCTAGTGATCGTAAAATTCTACCCATAGCTGCATCTTGAACAGCGTTTTTTAACTCTAAGTGTTGTGGTAATTGAAAAGCTCTATCGCCAACTTTAATATTGTTTTCCATAAACTCATTTATGACACGAGCATTACCTTTTGCAAAAAGCTTACTCATGATGTCCTCACCACTGCCAGTGCCAAGAGCTTGTATTAACGCATCTTTACTAACAGCTTTCTGATTTGCGACTGCTTCTCTTACTCCTTTGATAGCCTCCACCAAAGGTCTACCCGCAAATTGTTCAAAGGCATCTCGATCTATCTCTGCTCCAGTGGATCTTAATAACTTCGTAAGATCATTTAACTCGTCTAGTTCTCCTCTGAAAAGAACATTTTTTGTTGAGCCAAGATTATCTATGGCTCTGGATAGTTTAATGCCATCAAGAACTGGAACACCATCTTTTAAATTAGTCATGCTTTCAGAATTTATTAGTCGTGAAACATACTCCCCCGCAAGCTGTTTTCTGACAGCTTCGCCCCTAGTGCCAGAGGATATATCAAATGCCATTCTTGAACTTAATTCTTTTTCTGCTTGGGTTATACCTTGACGAAGAATAGTGGTATCTACTCCTGCAGCCTCTAGTTGAGACAGCTTTGCCTTTGCATCTGGGATTGATAAATCCTCTCCCGCAAACCGCACTGTTTGAGGCTCTCTTGGAAAAGGAGTGCCTTCAGCATCTACCGTCCTGGCAACTCTTACACCTTTTATAGATTTTAAAAACCGAGATAGTTGTTCTGGCTGATCTGATCGGATGACATGATCTAAGATACCCTTTACATCAAGTCTTTGCCCTGGTTCTTTATTAGCTTTTCTAACAAAACTAGCTACCACAGTATCTTTAAATCTATTTATGCCCGCTGCGTAGTATTTTCTGGCTCGTTGATAATATCTTAGTCCCTTTTGAAGATCTTCGACATTCATCTCTCTTGGGCCTATAAACGCCCCAGATAGTTGTGGTTGTGCCTTTGCTTTCATAATTCTATTCAACAAAAGACCCTCTGCATCTACAAAGGATGTATCAATCGCTTTACTTAGATCATTAAGATTTTTGTCACTAATTGCAGATATAAATTGAGGATTGAAAGAAAGCTCACTAACAGCAGTTCTTATTCTCTGTGCTTCTATGGGCGTAAGATACATTTCTTTTTCTACAAGATCTCGTAATTCTCTACCCGTAGCTTTTGTGCCCGTAGCCTTTACTCTCTCCGTAGCTCTTTTCTTTGCCGCAGCTAATATGCTTCCAACTGTTCTTTTTGGATTCAATAGTCGAGAAACCTCTGTGCTGTCTACTGCCAAAGTGTCAAAGATCCTAGATACTTGACCCACGGGTATAATTCTATTGTTATCTCCTAGTAAATCTCCAGATACTTTAAATATGCCATCTGACTGTCTTTGAAAGGAATCTTTAGCATCGTTTAAAGAACGTAAAAGATCGGGAGCTAGATCTCTACCTTGTGTTAATGGAGTCATTATCTTTTTTATCTCAGCTTCTATCTCTTGCCCCAAGACCCTCTGAGCCGTAGCCAATCTCTCTTCTGGAGATCCGTATATTTCATCAATATCTTTTCTTATTGTATTTACAAGATTTCCAAGATTAGCATCATCCTTGGCACCAAGGTCTTTTAACTCTTTTTTCAAGGCACTTAAATTAGCAATGGCTGCCGTCCTATTTGGGATTACCCCTTCATAAATCGCTTGAGCACGTCCAAGAATACTAAAAGCTCCTGGTGCTGCTCCCTCTAACGTGGGTTGAAAACCTCTTTTGATCATTTCTCTTCCAAGAACTTTTCCCTCTTCAACAGCTTCTGAAGCACTACCTTTTATAAATCTACCCATGATAGAGGACACTGCTCTTCCCGCTCCCTCTCCTAAGAAACCCATTGCTCCTTCAAAGGCAGCATCTCTTGCTATATCTGCTTTTGTTTGTCGCTGATACCCACTGGCATATTCTATTGTTTCATCAATTAGTTTTCCTAAAGCCATTGATCCACCCACAGCCGTCATCGCGGGTAAGGTGCCCATGCCTCCCGTTAAGACCCCCGCTACAATTCCAACACCTAAAGGAAGACCTGCCTCTCCTACAAAATCGACAACATCATATCGACTTAGACCTTCTTCATCTATTGCAAACTCTGGACCTTCCCCCAGATTAAGCTTCTCTCGACCTTGTTTTGTTATAATGAAACGACCACCTTTGTCTTGACGAAACCCTCCCTCTCCAATGACATCCTTCAAATAGGCTGTTTTTTCTGAGTCTAACTCTTTATTGGAAAAACCAAGTCGAATGGACAAATCTTGTAGTCCAGAGGTGTAATCTACTTCTGGATCTTTCAGAGTATCTTTTTCTTTTTCTTTTTTGTCCTCTTGTTTCAAAGACGTTCTTTGTTTCTGAAAAGTATCCATTTCAGCAGTAGAAGGAGCCTCCGTGAAGTCACTTTGAGGTAGTTCTTTTATTTTAGAAAGAATTAATTCTTTTTCTTCGTCCGTAGGATTGTCCCCGCGTATGTTAACAAACACCGGACCAAGATTGGTGTTTACCTTTATTCGTCCCATTAACTCTTCTCTCTGAGAGATAAACCTGTTGCTACGTCTCCATCGTATGTGACATCAAACTCTAACTCAGATCCTAACTTCCCAAAAGCTTGCCGTCTTTCTTTAGCCACATCGCCTAATAGATCTAATGCAGATCCCGTTGTTCCTTTTACTTTTGGCATTGAACCAAAACTTTCATATATACCATCAGCCGTTCTTAGGGATTGCACTTGAGCGTCGTCCAATCGAGCTATAGCTCTGTCTATCTGATCTAAAACTAAACTTTTTTGAGTTAAATCTATGGAAAACTGACCATCTGCTTCTTGCTTAATTAAGTTACCAAAGAAAGGACGCAAGATATTAAATAGCACATCTCTATCTGATATGGAGTTGGCTGACTGTGTCTTACCCAGAACAACGCTTGTTATGTCTCCCATTGCACCCAAGGCTTTCTCTTCTATTGCTTGTCTTGTTAGAAATTTTCTATCTACCTCTATACCAAAAAACGTGCCTATCTCACCTGCTCTTTGTCCAAAAAAGCCTTTGAAACCACTTCTAAATGGAGATGTTTCTGGATCGTCAACTAACTTGTATACTTCTCGAAAGACAG